CACGTTCATTCTGGCAAGTCGAATCAGCCACAGCCAAAGATTCTATTGATAACTATTTAGGGTTTAGACCTAAAAAACTAATACTATGTGCCAAGGCTATGCACGTTGATTCTGATTGGTTGGCAGATGCTACCCAAGACGAATTGAAAGACCTGTTGTGGGGTTCAATTGTGGCTGGGATTGTATTTTGTCGGGTAAAATATTGGAGAGTACCGCATAAAATACCTAACACTGTAGAAGGACAGGCGGAATATTACAAAAAATATTATAATACAGAAACAGGAAAAGCGGATATAAATCATGTCATTGATGTATTCACCAAGTCAAGCAGCTAAAGACAATAACTTCGATGATTTAGTTCACATTCAGATTGAATAATACTTGCATTAAAATGATTAATTACATAAATTAGGCACAATATGAGTTACTGCACAAATAGAGACCTTAAAGACATCTTTCCAAGTATTGATGAGTTTGATACAAAGACCCCTTTATACGGATGGGTAGTTAGTACAGGTTCACGTTATAAAACGGAAGACACTGGTTTAATTACACAACTCTTTGCTAATGGTGAAAACCTTGGGTCTGCTGAATCAAGTTATTCAAATGTTAATGGTAATGGAGAATGGCATTATGAAAATGATGTTTGTTACTATTATAATGATGTCACTAATCCCAACGACCTACTTATGGAATCAGGGGATGATTGGAGTACACTCACAGCAAGAATTATCTCTAACGCATCCAAATACCTTGATTCAAGACTTGATGCACAGCTACCACGAGAACAATTTAAAGACCAAGATGGCAACTATGATTATATTATTATTCGGACTACAGCATTATTTGCTTGTTCTTTTTTAATAAGAGCATCAGAACCTACATCCGAAATAGCTAATGCCTTATTTGATGAAGCTGATAAGAATGTTGCATCTTTAAACGAAGGTACTTCTAAACTATCTTGGCAAACAACTGGTGATTCTTCAATGGGAATCATACGAGAAGGTACTGTTGCTGGGAATATTAGAATAGTAGATACTCGTGGTGCATACAGTGGAATCTATGATAAGATAGGGGTTAAGATTACACTTGCTGGAGCAATGGGTACAGCTAAATACTCTTATTGGGTCAAAGACTCTGATAATTTAGGTGCAGAGAAGATGAATAATGGTGATACTGCATCATATACAGACATCATTAATGGCACATACCAACCCGTAGGGAATGGATTATACGTTAGGTTCGCTTGTGATACAGCAGAGACTGCTACATTAAATGATACATGGGAAATTGAAGTATCGGGTAAGAATGAAAAGACTGATAATGGTATGCCTAATTCCATAAGAATGACTCGTAGATGATTACCTTTGTTAATATATGGGAAGACAAGATTCTGAGTAAGATAAGAAGTTTCTTGAATGATGAGTTTGCAGGAAGCATTGCTATTTATACTGGAGACTTTAAAGATATTGGGAATCAATCAATAAGATTAAATCCTATTGGAAGTAATTTAATTGAAATGGCAGTTAATTCTGAAGTTCGGGAATATATATTGGACATTTCATATACATTTAAAGAAAAAACAATTAAAAGAGATACTTGGGAACATATCCTACGACAAGTATCGCATATAGAAGCACTATTCCAAAATAACATTAATGCGAGTAATAATACTTTCTATAATGGTAGATTGGAGAACTGTCGAATTAATGAGAAGACTGGCGATGAAAATATCGAAGGTTTGAATGTTATGCGATGGGAATGGCGTGGATTATGTTTAACTAATATAGGATAACTACAAAGAAACAATACGTTAGGGAGTAGATAATGAAGTATAAAGCAGACAAGTCTTATAAGGAACTAAAGGATAGCCAAAACTATAATGCCTTTATGAGTCCGATGAAGCATCAACGACTATTAAACGAAGAGTGGGTTGAAATTACTAATTTGCCTAAGTCTTTAAACAAACATCTAATTAAACAGGGGCAAGAGAAACCTGTAAAGGAAAAGAATAATGGCTGAGTTAAATTTTCAACCAAAGAATGATATACAAGTTGTCGTAGGAACAGGTTCTGCCAATTTAGGGACTGCTCATGCGGTGAGTGATACTTGGACTAAACTACCTATTGTAGATTTTAGCCTTGAACAAGCATCTGCTACATTAGATGTTGCACCACATAGATCATCAACTTATGGGCAAACATCTAATATGGGACGCCATAGACCTGATACACAAAACTATGAAGTATCATTAACGATGAGAGGTACTCCTTCTGCTGTAACAACATCATGCCTTGCATTATTCGGGGATGGTGACTCTGCGTGTGAGTTAAAACCTACAAATAATACAGGCACTATGAAAGATGCAGTAACTAATGCTTCTGCTGTTACTGTTTTATTTGAAGGTGCTGGTTCTGATAGCATAAATACTGATATTATTATGAAAAGTTGTTTTGCAACATCAATGACAATTAAAGAAGATATTGGAAGTAATGGTGGAGAAATGGTAGTAGAAGTCACTTTATGGTCAGCTTATAGACCAACAGAAGGACTACTTGCCCCAACTACATATACATCCGATACCGCTACACCAAAGAACATATTTGATTTAGCTACTAAAACAGTTGATTCTCAGGATTTAATCATTCATTCTTGGGAAATATCTATTTCAAGATCATTAGAGAGAGTAGGTTATCAGGATACAACAGATTATGATCCATTCGGATATGTACAAACATCTCCTTATGAAGTTACTGGGTCTATCACTTGTAAACGAGATAATGAAATAGGAGATATACTTGACCACATAGAGGGTGACTCGACCGCTATTGCATTATCTTTAGCTGAATCAAGCGGGTTTACACTTAGTTGTCCAGGTATTATGATTGATAACTCTAAACCTGAAGTAGGGGAATATCTTACTCAAACTATTCCATTCAGAGCATTTGGGGCATCAGAAACCGATAATATTATCAGCATTACAATCACATAATGAAAGACTTTAAACTTAAAGACAAGAAGGTAAAGATTAAAGAGATGTCGGTAGATGATATTGACTTCTGTAATGACTTACCACAAATGCGATATGAGAACGACCAAGTTGTAGCGATTACTAATCTTTCAAAAGCAAGAACTGCATGGATACGTAAAGGTGTTGAAGGTGGCGATGATAAATTCATCAAGGGATTATCGGAAGAAGAAAAGAATGAAATCTCTTTAGCTGTCCAGGAATATCAACGCTTGGGGGAATAGACTCCCTCACATTAGAAGCTAACTTCTTAGTAGATGCCAGATGTGGGGGGTGCAGGTTTCACACATACCCCTATGACGCTCAAATTCCCGTCTTAATCGACGGCAAATATGAAGTGCGAACCTTTGTATCGGATAAGGATGTTTGGCAGATAATAGACCTTATTATTAAGGAAACGGAAGAATCAAATGAGAAAGGTAACTCGTTCCATATCGCAGAGTCGGTCATGGCTCAGTTACCTTTTTTTGCTTGTAAAAACATTATGTTAGATAAAGAAGCACAGAAAGACATTGCAAGATACATCTACTCAAAGGATTTTGGCATATCTCCTTATAAAGGTAGTTATGGTGAACAACCAAGTAGATGGATAGAAAAATCCTTTTTATTAAAAAACTTATTAAGACGACAAGAAAACAAGGCACAAAATGGCTGAAAACGATACAATAATCATTAAGTTTGAAGCACAGGGAGATAAATCCCTTGTAACTGCAATTAAAGCACTTGATCGTGCCACTAAGTCTATGATTAATACTCAGAAAGGATTAAGTCGCTCAACAGGCAAGATTATTCCGCAACAAGCAAAAATGCGAAAAGGAATGTTGGGTTTAGGTCACTCAGCAAGACAAACTGGTGGGGCATTCTCGGTTTTACGTTCAAAATTATTATTATTAAACTTTGCATTGGGATTAGGTATTCGTCAGCTTGTTGGGTTGTCTAAGGAAGCTGCAAGCTTAGAAGCACTTGAGACGGCATTCAATACATTAGCGAGTGGTGGTGGTAATGCTTCAGATGCAATAATAAAACTGCGAAACGCTACAGATAATACTGTTTCATCAATGGACTTATTTAAGCAAGCTAATAGTGCTATGATATTAGGTGTTAGTAAAAATGCCGATGAAATGGCTAATATGTTTGATATGGCTCAAAGACTCGGTAGGGCATTAGGACAAGATACAAGATCGTCAATCGAATCATTCGTAACTGGTGTGGGGAGACAATCTCGATTGATGTTAGATAATATTGGTATTATCGTCAAGACAGAAGTTGCATATAAGGCTTACGCTACTGAATTAAATAAAAGTACAGATGAATTAACAATTCTTGAGCAAAAACAAGCATTTTTAAATGCAACATTAGTGGCTGGTAAACAAAAACTAAGAGCATTGGGGGTTGAGACTTTAGCAAGTGCAGATAAGCTAATGCAAATGAATACAACCTTTATAGAACTTAGACAAGAACTCGGTGAGCAACTATTACCAATAATAATTAGTATTACTGATTCAATGAATGACTTTATGAAATCACTTGATTCTACTAATGTTCGGCAAACTATCTCGTCTCTTAAGACAATGCTTACAATATTTGTTACATTCCAAAGTGGGAAACTACTCTTAGGTTTTGCTAATGGAATTACTACTATCACAATAGCACTTAGGGCTATGGGAGTTGCTGGGGGTTTCGCTACAGCGGGGCTTAGTTTACTTGCGGCAATAATAGCGACAGGGATTACAAAAGGCATCTATAGTATGATAGATGCTGAAGCACAGCATACAATTATAATAGAAAAGAAAAAAGGGATATTAAAAGATTTAAAAAAACTATATCAAGACCAAATTGTATCAATGCAAGATTATAGCCAAGGTCTTGAGGATTCTATTAATATGATTAACGCAGAAAGAGATGTTGCGATACAAAGTATAACAGATAAAAAATTAGCACTTCAAGAGTTAGACAAGATGTCTAAGATGTCGTATGAATCTATCATAGAGATGCAAAAGAATCAATCAGATCAGGCTAAGATTAGTGCAATGCTAACAAAAAATCTAACAGATGAAGAAAAACTTTATTTTCAAGATTATGTCACTGCTCTTACAGCAATTATGTTGGCAAAGAAAAAACAATATGATGCCGATGCTACAAATTATAAGAAGTCACTATCGGATCAAAAAACTGCCCTTGATGATTATTTACAGTCACTAAAAGATGCAGTGGCTAAGATTAAAGGATGGCAACAAAAAAGACAGGAAGCTAATGAAGCATTAATTACTAATACAAATAATACTTTAAGTGCTATATCTCGTGTAGATTCTGCTTGGAGCAGTCATTTACAGAGTCGTATCAGTACAGAAGTAGCCACTTTAAAAGATTCTGCTCGCTACCAAAACGCTGATGCCGAAAGACGAAGTGATATGGAAAGGGAGATAACAAAGAAGTATGCAAAAGAACAATTAATTAAATTTAGAATAGGTCAAGGTATGGCTCTTGCAGACATTGGTATGAATACTTCATCTGCTTTAATGAAATCAGTTGCAGGTTCTTGGCAAACGATTGGACAACCTTGGTTTAGTATTATTGCAGGACTTGGGGCATTGCAAGCGGGAATAGTCTTGTCACAGAAACCACCACAAGCCTTCGCTAAAGGTGGAGACTTTGTCACAAATAAACCTGAAATGATTATGGTTGGTGAAGCTGGAAGGGAACACGTTACTATTACTCCTATAGATAGACCAGAGAGTAGAGCATTGAAAGATGGAAGCAGTATTAATATCACCATACAAGGTGGCATTGTGGATCAAAGCTATGTATCCAATGAATTAATACCTGCAATTAATAAAGCAACATCACTCGGAGTAACACTTGCTTAGTTTTGACTCAGCCTTATCCGATAGCTTAAAACTCTCGAATACAACATCATTTTGGGTTTTAAAACTCTATTATAATGATGAAACTAATTTTATCGGTGTATCTGAGCAAGACAGGCAAGATGGAAGTGATATGTATTATGGACTTGTTTCAAGTTGGGGTGCATACTCACAGAGTTTAGACTTCTTTAACTTCACTACATCGGTTGGTAATATGTCTGTTAGATTAATTAATACAGATATGTCATTTAAGGGCGGTAGGTTTTCAGATGATTTCGCTACAAACAACTATGCCAATCGTAAATGGGAGTTATTTCAGAATACATCAGGCACTTCTACCTATGATACATCGGCAAGAATGATAGCATCGGGTATTATATCGGGCGATATTAAATATGACCAACATTCTATTAGTTTAACCTTATTAGATAAAGGTTCTACCTATCACAAACAACTGCCCACAAACGTGGTTGATTCTACCACGTATCCTAATGCACCTGAAAAGAATATAGGTAAACCTATTCCTATGGCTTATGGAGACTTCCATGAAGATACATTTGACGGCACACTTCCCACATCCCATTTTGATAAATATAAATACTTTTATTTAGGGGCGTTCCCTGCGATTGTTACTAATAAGTGGGATACAGGCTCTGAAACACAAGAAGCATCATTGGACTCCGTAGCCTTACATACAATAGATGATGAAAATATCTATTTTTATAAAGATGGTTATTACCCGACTTTTACTGGAACAATTTCATCTAGTAATAATCCTATCGTACAATATCAAGGGTCAGGTGCATCGGTCTATATACCCTTAACCAATGAAGGGCAAGGTAGTGCAACTGGTGATGGCAATGTAACGCAACCACAAAGATTAGTTGATAGAGATTTTGACTTACCAACATCATGGAGTACAAATTATGGAAAAGAGAAAAGTGTAACGCTTCCATATTCTGTGCCATTAGTTAATAAATTAGGTAAATATACAGGCATAAGTATCATTACAAGATGGGGAACTTCAAACCTAGGGGTAGCAGATAATGGAAGTTTTACATGGGAAACAGCTTATGGTAATGCTTCCGATGGCAATATTCCAAGTGATACTATATCTAAGAATAATATATCGTCTCTTTTTGAAAATACAGATTCATGGGAGTTTGAAGGGAATATTGATTTTGAATTAAGTAATGGGAGTGATTTTGGAGGATTTTCAGTCGCAGCATACGAAGCTGGATTAGTGATAGACTTTGACATAGAAGATATTGAATCACACAAGGTTCAAGAGCTTTATGAAGCCACTTTTGTTGGGGGAATCTCTTTAAATGCACAATTTGGAGCAGAGAGTGAAGGATTTTCTACAACGAGAATATTAACAAGAACTAAAACAATATTGACTCCATCGGAAATTGATTATATTTATTTCAGTGGTAAAGGTAGAAAATATGGTACATGGATTAATTCTCGTTCAACGGGATATAATACAACGCTTGCCATTGAAAATCCTATCTTTATTATTGAAGAGATATTGAGAACTGAGTTAGGTTTATCATCTGCGACAATAGACGAATCAACTTTTAATACATCAGGTCAGCAAACTGGTGGATATTTAGGGGATATTTATGATGATGACACAGATGATGTGAAATTTGCTTTCTCTCAATATAAATTTATTAATAGTAAGGATTTAATCAATCGTATTTGCAAACAGATATTGAGTTGGGTTTATATAAGTGGTGATGGGAAGTTTAAAATTAAAACATTGAAACGTAGTTATTCCAGTTCGGATTCGGATAAGACTATTGATTATACAGATATTAATTTGAAAAGTATATCAAA